CCAATTCTAAACCCGCCACACCCTGATACCCTGGACATCATCCTCTATGACTACTTTAGTAGTCACTGCATACTTACGTTTCTTAGTTTCTTTAACAATAATCTTTTTAGATTTAACGGGGTCTAAGCAAGGTATAAAGAATGATGCACCTTTCTCAAACCCCTTCCAGTTAATCAGGTACTGAACTTTCTCCACCGTCAACATCGGTATCCTGCTCCGTTAAACTACTAATGTCTATAAAGCCAACGTGTGCTGTGTTAAATACTAAGCAACGCTGTGCCGTACTAGCTAACTCTGTGCCACTAGCCATACGGTAATTTTTTGATCCTAAACACATGCCTGACGCAGTTGTCTCTTTTAAAAAGCTAGTGTAGTTAACTTGCCCTTCTGAGCAATGCTGCCTAAACTTTTTGACAGGGGTGTACATTAGTTGAGTATCCGGTTCAAAACGAACTACAAGTTGACCTATTGGCTCCCGTGTAGCAGCAAGTTTTTTGCCTGACCGCTGGTCTGCTTCTTTGAGTATTACTAAAGAGTTGCGCCAGTTTCTGCCTATGTAATCACCTACTATGGAGCTTGCATCGTCTAAAGGTGCGGTAGTGTTTTCTTTCATATCAGCTAGAACTGGTATGATTTTGTGATACACCCGCTTAACATCCATGTCTATAAGCCCCCAATCCTGTGCAAACAAACCTGCTGTTATGTTGCAAGCAGAAATGGCTGACCAATTCCTTTCACGTTGTGTCATGTCTAACGCTTTATCAAACCTAGCAGCTACCCTTTTAAGTGTGCTCTTAACTTCTTCAAAGTTATTTATTACGTTAATAATAAAAGGTTCTATTACTGTCCCGTAATTATCAAGAAGCTGTTGGTCAAATATTTCTTTGCCTTCACTTGTGCCTATTATAGTAGGGTCACTAGCTGGTACATTTAGTTCTATCAAACGCATTAGCTCCCCATCTGCTTGCTCCTTTACATCTTGCACTTTTTGTTTCATTGATGCGTTGGCAGTAGAAACAGTAGTGGCTCGCCAGGTAGTTGTGTTTAGACGGTTAGCATTTTTATTGCTCTCCATCCTCTCCCTGCCTTTGCCTTGTGAACAAGCATATAAGAAGTTGGATATGTACTCCCCATCCATATTGGTAAGCTCGTCCATTGTGTTTGCTATGTTGTTAAGCACACCCATCTTTTGTATACGAGCAGCTATTGTGTCATCAGGCGCACCTAAAAGCATATCAGGGTGTCCGCACACGCTGTTGATTACACGTAACACAGTCGTCTTACCTTGCCCAGACAAACTGTGCATTAAGTTTATGACTGCACCTTTCTGCCCAGTGAGGGCCAACAACGGAGAACCAAACCCACTCAGTGCAGCAAAAGCCTGAACTTCAAGTCCTGGTCTGTCATACATATTAAAAACTTCCTTCCACTTTTCTAGTGTACCCTTTGGCACAAAGTGAGGAGCAAGTCCTGAAGTAACACTCGATGCAGGTGTGTGGTATACACCGTCTTTGTTTATTTCTCTTTCACCTACAATAAACTTACTGTAGTTCTCATGCCAACCAAATTGATTATACATATACTGTTTCTTCCCCTGTTTTTGAAGTGCTATGATTGCTGATATGATGTAAGAAGTTATAAGCTTAGACTGCCCTTCCGGTGCAACAACTCCTTCCTTTGCTAACTCCCTACGTAACTCTCTGTGTTCTAACTGCACGTTAGCTATGACAAACTCGTTAGTCCCGTCCATAGGAGTGTGAGCGTGTATAACAAACTTGTCTCCTTCCTCGGTGTCGCGCATTCTTCCTTTAATAAACAAGTCATACTCGTACACCACTCTAGGTTCTTCTCCTACGTCCGTGTAGATTCCACCACTCTCCCCCCTGTAATACCCGTCAGGCAAATCAAACTTAGGTGCTACATCTTTGTTTACTCTTAAGCCCAAGTCGCGTGGGCTTTTTATAAGCTTCTTATGTGGGCAACCCCTGCACGCTTTGGGATTATGTAGAGCAAATTTATCGCACCCATGTGGGCCTTTGATGTGTAATATTTTTTGTTCAGCCCCGGCTGGGGTGTAATCAGGATGGCCCTTAGACACTAGATGTATGGCCGTGGCGCTGTCCTCACAGAACTTAGCTATGGAAAGAATGTTAAACCAACGAGGCTCGGACAAAGTTGCACGGTCTTTAATGCAGTCTTTTATCTGCTTGCATCCTTCATCCTTAAGGCTACGCTTCGCAATCCGCGCAAAGTTGTATTGCATGTCTAGACTAGGTAAGTTCTGCCCAGGATCGAACTCCACCTCTACAGGTGCTTTAGTTTCCACAACAGCGTCTTCTTCTACACCCAGTGCTTCGCGCACTATAGACACGTCAATAGGTGGCGCAAGGGGAGCAACTTTTACTTCTTTAGGTGGGTCAGTCTTTACGTTAAACGACTCAGGCACACGCAGCATACGCGCTGCATCAAACACATTCGGATCAGCCGCAAACTTCTGTGTTGCACATACTTCTTTAAGCCGGTCAGCTAATGGTATCCACTGGTCTCTCGGTACTTCTTCAGTAAAGGCCCAGTAAAGATGCCACCCATTGCCAGAGTCCACTACAGTAGGAGGAGGCAAATCTAACAATTCCCAAAACTTCTTAGCTGCTTTATACCCTTCCTTTTTACTAGCGTAGCCTTTAGGTAACCCTGTGCTTTGTTCTATCTCTGTGTCTTTACCTGGGCCGCAATCTATATCTAACCATAGTGATTGCAACGCTTCCGCGTGTATTATTTTACGGCCACCTTCTGGCAAAGGTTTAGGAGCATCATTGTTGTACTTAGCTAAGGCAAAGTAAGTGTGATAACCAGACGCTATAAAGCCTTCAAAAAAAGTTTTAAGTTCATCCGTGTCTTTTGTAAATTTTGTGATTGGGCCTTTGTTTTTTGCGGGGGGTATACCTATTGCACAGTACCATCCTCCAGACGGTACAACATGATGTATTAAATTGATGTTCTCCATATTATTATTTTAGGGGGAGCTATCCCCCTAAGTCCTCTCAGTAAGTTGAGCAGTTTTATTACTTGTTGTACGACTTCAATAAGACTTCTATAGCATCAGTAAGGTCAGGGTGCGGGAAATGCGTACCCTCGAACCAGTTGTAAACAGTTTGTCTGCTGACCCCTAACTGAGAGGCAACCTCGGCCACCGGTATCTCTTGCTTGATACACACCCGGCCTAGCTTGACTCCCAGTGAGGACTTGTCAGCCTGTTTGTTGATACTACTGAGTCGCGTTGTATAACCGTAACTCATTAGTCGTCGTCACTCCCCCACTCGTCTAACAGAGCAGATAAGTCATCGTCGTCATCAGGCTTCTCAACTTTCTTCTTAGGACGTTTGGTTGGTTCCTTTACTTCTTCAACCTCATCTTCTTCTACCACACCAAACATATCTTCTGCGGTTTCCTCTACTTCGCTACCGCCATCTTTAGTAAACCCATCTTCCACTTCAAACGGAGAGACAGACTGCATGGGTGCGTAGTCTATAACCTGGACTCCACGCAACCGTAAAGACACACCACAGCTACTCATCTTGTAGGGGATTAACTCTAGAGATAAGTTAATAATGCTGCCTGTAGTAAGCTGAAAGTCTGTGTCTAACCGCTTGTTGTCAGCATCGAACTGAGCAGGGCCACCAGTCGCACGCCCGTTGTAAGCACCTTTTAAATTACACTTACCCACAAACGTTTTGTCTTCCTGCTGCTTAAAAGGCATTTCTAACTTAGCAGGCCATGACTTATCTTTTGCTGCCTTGTACGCTGCATCCATAGCGGCGTACAGTTTCTTAGCTTGGTCACCATCCATTACAAATTCTGTCTCGTACTTAGCCCCGTCTTCCATAGCATCGCAGGATACGGTTTGCCCGTTGGCTCCTGCCTTGTTATCAAAACGGTAAGTCTGGTCAAGCCGTGGGTATCGTGCTGTTACTTTCTTAAGTAAGTAAGTTGTGTTCTTCATATCATCGCTCTCATCAAAAAGGTTAGTTAAATTAGCGTCAGCCTTTACAAGCTGAGTTATGGTTTGCATCTCATCCTCCGCCAAAGGTCGAGATGGTTTGAAACAAATCTTTGGCACTGCCTCATGCACTAGATATATTTCAGTAAGCACACTGTGTATGGACTCCCCATTACGTTCTAAATATTCTATGTACTTGTATAAGTTAAGCTTGTTTACTGTTCTGGAGAACAAACTAGCACCGCCTATACGCAGTTCACACACAGTGTTTGTGTTGTTTAGTATCACGTTAATAGTGGTAAAAAACTTACACGGTTTATAGTTAGACATCCCCGACCCCCGAATGTTCTGGGGGCAATCAATACAACGACTAGATTGTTGAGTAGTATCAGGCACATCAGGGTGCGGGTACTGACTATCCAGTGACCAACACTCCAACCTGTTACCCCTGTAGAAGTTACGAGAAAGCGTACCGCTATCTGTAATAACACCCTCTACACTAATATCAATCTTATGCGTTATGGGGTTTAAAAAATAACCGTCTTGTACAGCAAGCCGCATCATTTCTTAGCTGGTTTCCTAACGGATATTGCATACCTATTCTTAGCCTGCAATCCGGCGGGAGTTACATCAGGGTTGTCTACTAAGAACTCTTTCATGTTGCCGTTGTGTATTCTTTTCTCTAGCAAGTGTGGGGCATCTTGTTCTTTTATGAACGCGTACATCCGTTCCCAATCACTTGTCCAATAGCTAGAAATAACACGGCGAGACACTGTACCTGAAGGAGTCTTAAGCCCATCTGCTTCTTGCGACTCGCAAAGCTTAAGGAGTTCATCACTGACTTTATCCTGCTGCTCTTTGAGACTTTTTATTTCTTCATCTTTATCTTTTATAGCGTTGCGTATCTTTAAATACACTGCCACTAGTTTATCTGCTGAAGTTTCCATCGCACCTCCTTAAAAGGGACGATCAGTTTAGCAGGGTGTTTTACATTGTCAAGCATCTAATTCTTGTCTGTACAAATCAATTATCTTATTGTGGTTAGTAATGTTGTTTTGCAGCATTGTGTACAGCCTGTCTTCTACTGCACTACCCCTGACGTGTATTACACTCATCGGATTGTGCTGCCCTGGCCTGTTTATCCTAGCGTTAGCTTGAAGGTATGTCTCTACGCTAGTAACAGGAGCGTACCAAATCACAGTGTTAGCAGCCGTCAAGGTCAACCCATGTGATGCAGCTTGTGGCTGTATAATAAGAACGTGTGGGTCAGTCTCTTCTTGGAACCTTTTGATAATGTCAGCCCGTCTATTGACTGTTACTTTTCCTGAGATAATGTCACAGCTTATATTGTTCTTCGTAAGAAATTCATTTAGTAATTCTATAGTATGTGTAAAGGGTACAAACACCAGGACTTTGTGTGATGACTCATCTATAGCTTCTTTCACCACTTTGAGTCTGTTACTAACGTCAAACTCAATGACTTGTTTATCATCCGAATAGACCGCACCTCCTGAGATTTGCAGCAGCTTATTGAGATTAGTAGCAGCGTTTACGGAGGTTACTTGCTCACCATCAGCACTCATCATCATCTGGTCTTTAAGAGTCTTATAATACTGTGCTTGTTGCTTAGTGAGTGGGGCATCTCGCTCTACGTAAGTTACCGCAGGCAAGTCTAAACACTGGTCACGTTCAAACCGTATAGCAGGTTGCAAGGCTTCATGCACCGTAGCATCCGCATCTGGTTTGGGTCGCCATGTGTACTGGGTTATCTTGTGCATAACCTTGTCCCTAAACTGCCCGAAGTATTTGGGTACGCCGTCAGGGTTTATAAGTTTAGCCAAGCCAAACGCATCAACAGGTGATTGTGCTGCTGGAGTACCAGTAAGCATCCATACCCAGGGAACGTTAGCCGTAATATCCCGTAGTATCTTCCATCGGTTTGTCTGTGCGTTCTTGTAGGCGTTAGCTTCATCCACCACAATCATGTCAAACCCACCGTTGATTATCTCGTCTTTGATTACTGCAACACCGTCAAAATTTATAATCACAAACTCAGCACCTGCATTTATTATCTTGGAGCGTTGAGCAGATGTACCGTGGGCTACCGAACAAGTGCGGTGCATAGCAAACTTAAACAAGTCTTGTTGCCATGCAGACTTCATAATAGACAGAGGCGATATGACAAGCACTCGTTTTATCTCACCGAGCTTCATCAGGTAGTCTGCTGCCCATATAACAGAAGCAGTCTTGCCTGTGCCTTGCTCGTTAAAACAAAAAGCTTTCTTATGTAAAGTTAGAAAACTAGCGGTGAAGCGTTGGTGGTCAAAAGGTGTAAGCTTACCTGACCACTTGTAGTCCCTATCTATTGGAGAAGGTACGTCCTTAACTTTAAGCCCTGCTAATACTTGAGCTTCGTGTAAGTCCCACCGCACTGCTATTTTAAAAACACCTTCCTTTTCACTAAGTATCTTGTACTTGTCTACGCTCTCCGTAACTAAGTGGGGGCGTTTGGTCTTTAACACAATCGCCTTGTTGTCTATTACCTGCATTGATTACTTCCCAGCTACAGGTAAAGAGCCTAACTTATCGTGTTCTTCTTTTAAATCTATCTGCAACCTAGCCACCTTGACCTCAGAGTAAAACGACTCA